GCACATGACCGTATCCTATAGTCCACATATGCGCCGGACACAGGTACGGGCGGTTTCTGTACCCCTCGTACTTGTGCATCATCGCAGCAGCGGCCTTGCTCAGTTTCACTTCTTGCTCCACTGACGAGAGCCAAACCAGAAACCGATGATCCCGCCAAGCATCGCCATCTCGTCGCTGGAGAAGATCAGGCTGCTGTACTTGACCACATCGTCGATGCTTGTGATCAGCGTCGGGTGGTTCCATAGGTACACCGCCATGAAGGCGTTGATCAGCACAAGCTCAATCACGAAGATGTAGGTCACTGTCGGGCGCACAGTACCGACGTAGGACGCCACCCACTTGTGGGCCTTCTCCAGCACCTGTTCGTCATGCTTGAGCGCGGCCTCAGTCATCTGCGCCTCGGTCTGCATCATGACCTGATCCGTGCGGATTTCCTCGATCTTCTGCTGGGCGGCATACCCCTGGGCGGCCAAAGCCAACTCCCGCTCGTTCTGGAGCCGCGCAAGGGCAAGCTCGTGCTTTTGGTCGCTCTTGTTCTGAAAGAACTCAAGCAGCTTGGGCAGGCCGCTGATCAGCAGGCCGCCGAGAGTCGAAATCAGTGAAAGCATTACCCACCCCTTTTAGTTAACATTGCGCTGGCAATCTCCAGCATGAATTTTGTTTGCTCCAAGTTTGCCGGCTGCGCTGCCCAGCCAACCGTAACCTGCCCTACAAAACGGTGCGAGTCTGGCGGGACGCTGACGCGACAAGTGTACGTCACGCCCTTCTCAAGATACCAAAGCCCCACCTCTGATTGAGCGTAGCGGTACTCCCCGCATGGAATCTCGTTGGTCATCAGCTTGACCACGTCGGCGTTGTTCGACGAGTTGTGCGTGAACAGGCCAACGTCGATGTCCTCAATTGTCTTGTCTCGCCCGTCTTTTGTATAGGCTCTGTAGAGCGTTCGAGAGTTGAACAGCGGGTTGACTTTGAAGACCGCCACCACCGTTGCACCAGTTTGCTTAAACAGCATGGTCGCCGCATCATCGGCACGCTCTGTTCGTATCTCCGGCAGCTTCTGTGACTCCTTGTAAGCATCACGGATGAAGTCCTGGCTTTCATACAGGGCGTAACCAGCAAACGCAAACACCGCCATCAGGATCACCGCAAACAGCTTGAACGGTGAGTCCACATACCCCAGAATTTTGTCGAGGGTTGTGTTGGCGTTGAGCTTCTCGGTCATATATGCCGCTGCCCCATCTCAACTATGAAGTAAACGGTCAGGCCGAGAACAAATACTGACGTAAGGACGGCAATCGTGATTAAGATGATGTCGTCGATCTCTGACTGCCTGCGATTTGCTTCTGCCTTGCGTTTACCTTCGGCGCGGGCAGCATCGGCCTCCATCTGCTTGGCCCTGGCCGTGATGCGCGTCCACACGTCCATCTTATTGCTCTGGAAAAAGAGCATTTTGACTTGCTCTTCAAACTCCCGCGCCTGCTCAAGAGCAAGCTCAAGCTCCAGCGCCTTGCCAAGTGCCGACCCCTTAAACCCGCCTGTCTTGGCCTTTTCAACTACCTCGATGGCCTGCGCCTTGGCGTCAAAATACTGACCCAGAACTGGCCCCAAAGACTGCACGTCCTGTACAGTCTTGACCGCCTTCTTGACGAGGTTTACCGCTGAAGATACCGCAGCAAGGGCGGTGATGGGATCAATCACTTTGTCATCCAGATCGCAGCAAAAATGGTTCCTGCCATTGACACAAGCATGATGCCAGCGGTCTTAATCATGATGGCCTCAATGCGCTTCAAACGTGCATTGATCTGCTCGTATCGAAGGGCACAGACTTCTTCGTGTGTCGAGAGTCGTGCTTGTGTTGCGTCAACGGTAGACATATTTTTGCCTTTCAAATGAACATTAAAAACATATTTCCTGGGGTAAAAATCCACCCGGCGTTGTTGCCGTTATTCACATTTCCGCTTGTGAACAAAGAGTTCCATGTGGCCCCACCTGTGGCGTTGCTGTCTTGGATCGCCAAATACTGCGCATTGACCGTACCGGACGATTTTGACAGAGTAAACTGCGACCCCGGAGTGGCGCTGTTGATGGTAACCAAGTTGCCTGCGGTTCCAGCCAGACTAAAGTTGGACACGGTTTGTGTCGTACCGGCAGTGAAGGTCACCGTAGATGGTTGCACGGTGTCGGTGATGTCGTTGAAGGTGTTGGAGCCGCTGATGGTCAACGCCCCTGCGCCGCCTTGGTTGAGGTTGTAATAGGTCAAGCCGCCGCCAGCAAACGTCTTTGCCGATGTGCTTGTCATGGATACGGTGGAGGTACTTGGATTAAGAGTTAGGCCCGTCGTGGTGGCTGTATTCCATGCTGTTGCGCCGCTGCCAGATATAGTCCAAGTACCACTACCCATATTCAAAGTACGAGTGTTGCTGTTACTTGAAGTAAAAAAGCCTGCCGTTACATTGAAGTTTGCAGCGGTAAATGTGCCCTCAGTGAGAGTGAGCGTGCTGGCAGACCCTAATGTCATTGCATCAGCAAGCGTTACGGTAATCCCAGAGCCGTTAATAGTGGCGTCGCCAAGCGTCTTACCGTTGCTTGTAACTGTTCCTGAATCACGGAACTGTAAATTTAGGGCTGTGTAGGTTCCACCAGAAGAAAGCGTCAAATTACCCGCAATACGCGGAGCAGCACTTGCGCTGGTGACAGTGCTCGCGTTGCCCACAAAACTAACGTTCTTAAACCACGAACCGCCTTGAATGGTTAAGGTAGCCCCGCCAGCGTTAACTGTTAGATTGCAAGCTCTTGATACGTTTCCTGAGCTGCCAGTGTTCCCAAAAATTACAGTTGCCGTAACTCCCATATTGCGAGTAAAGCCACCCGTACCAGTCTGAGAAAACCCAGAAACATCGTTCATGGATAAAATAGTCGTCGACGAAAAGGTGCTAGTAAGCGCAATATTACCAGAACCAAAAGTGATAGCGCGAGTATTGGTGTTATTGGAAATAAAAACAGCCGTGCTTAGAGTGAAGTTTGCAAGGTTAAGCGTACCGGCAGTCAACGTGGTGCTATTAACAGACCCAGACCCTGTCGTCATTGCATCAGCAAGCGTGAGCGTTCCTCCCGGAATATTTATCGTTGCGTTGGCGATGGTTCTACCATTACTTGTAATCGTGCCAGAAACAAGGAAAGTTGCGAGAAAAGATGTGTAAGTGCCACCCGACGCAAGAGTCAGATTTCCAGCAATGTTGACACTGTTCGAAACCGTGCAGGTGGAACCCGTGAAGATGAGGTTTTTAAAGTAACTGCCACTTGTAAATGTTAATGCACTTGCACCAGCATTTACTGTCAGGTTTGGAGCGTTTGATGTAGTACCGCCTGTGGTTCCAAAAACCATAGTTGCCGTAGCCGCCATGTTTCTGGTAAACCCGCCCGTGCCAGTAAATGTAAATCCTGTGGCTGTTGCCATACTCAACACAGTCGTTGCGGCAGTTGTGCTGGTGAGCGCAATGTTGCCAGCGCCAAATGAAATTGCTCGGGTGGATGTTCCAGAGGAGGAAAAGATACCAGTGCTTAAAGTAAACCCCGCTAGGTCAAGCGTACCGGCAGTCAGTGTGGTGGTATTTGTAATACCTGTTGTCATTGCATCAGCAAGCGTAACAGTAATTCCAGTACCGTTAATTGTGATGGAGCCAAGCGTTTTACTAGCACTTGTTACCGTGGCAGTAGCGGTAATTGTGATCGTGCCCGTGTACGAAAAAGTCATACCCGCTACAAGCGTAATAGAGCCAGCCACGCTGATTGCCGCAGTACCCGCCAAAGTTCCAGTAAACCCAGTGCAAGTAATTGATTTGGCCCCCGTATTGCCAGTGCTTATGGTACAAGTACCTGTAGACAGGCTTGAAAAGAACACATCATCGGCAGAGGTAGGGACAGCCTCGCCGCCAGCACCGCCAGAGGTCAGCGCCCATTTAGAACCAGCCGTGCCATCCCACGCGGCTGTGCCGCCCACCCAGTATCTGTCAGCCATGCGTTACTCCTGTGGAGTTTCGACAACGGGATTGACCATTGCAAGCCAGTTGGTCAGGCGCTCTTGCTTCATGGCCTCCAACTGCTCCTCAGTCAAACCGTGGTCATCAGGCAGGTTCAAGGCATCGCAGAAAGAGCCAAACGGAGTGTCGAATTTGAAAATGATCTGCATGATTGCTCCTTATGCTTGGGTGGTTACGGCAACCACATCCCAGCGGGTGTTTGTCGAGTTGTAGATGCAACCAACATAGACCATCTTGTTGGCAGTCGTGGTTGTCGGCAAAGTGGTGCCAATCACGGTGTAAGTGGCATTCCAAGTGATAGCTCGGGCAGTACCGTTGTCCAAAATTCGCAGAATCAGCTTGTTGCCGTCTACTGGTGTTCCAGTTGGTGCCGCTACCGTTAGAGCTTGATCTTGCGCGGTCAGATTGTATTGATCGAACGCGGAGATGTCAGGAGTCAGCGTAGCAGTTGCAGCAGAAGTTGAGGTGCGAGGATCAATGCGCTTGTTGGTCAGCGTGGCAGTGCCATTGATGGTCGTGAAGCCACCCGTTGCGTTGGCGTTGTTGCCAAGAGCAGTGACAACACCCGTGCCGGTGGTGATCGTAGAAGGAGCAACGCCAGCCCCTCCACCAATGACCAAAGCGTTTGCAGACAGAAGGCCAGAGCTTGCCAGAGTTCCGGTGGCCGAATAGTACAGAACGCCGCCAGAGGTTCCAGATGTCAGCCCTGTACCTCCGTAGGCCACGCCCAAAGCATTCGTCAGGTTCAGCGTGTTGATCGTGGCTGTGGTGCCATTGAACGTGAAATTTGACGAACCGGCCAATGCTCCGCTGTTGTTGTACTGCACCTGAGTGTTGGTGCCGCCAATCGTGCCAGAGCCTTTGGTTGCAATGACCTGAACAACGCCGCTGCTGTCCTTGTAGAACAGTTTTCCATCGTTGGTGTTGATCGCCAACTCACCGTCCACAAGATTTGTGTTGACAGGAACGGCTGACAATGTCGTGCTGTAATACAGTTGAATTGGGGTGTAGCCTGACTGAGCCATCAGAAAGTTCCTCCGGAAATACCAGACGTTATTGCGTTGGTAGATGGATTGTAGGAAAGACCAGCATCAACCCCAAGGGCTTGATTGCCTGTTGTTGATGCGGGAACAAAAGGAATGAAAAAATTGGCATTTGTGGCCGTTGCTGTCGTCGCCACATTCACAGCATTAGTGGCTGTTCCAACCGTAACGCTTGATGGAGCCGACCATTGCGGCAAAGTTCCGCTTGATGTCAGCAGGTAGTCAACCGTGCCAACACCAAGTCTTGACAACGTTGTCGTTGCGCTCGCATAGACCAAATCACCGACCGCATACGTTGTCAGACCTGTGCCGCCATGAGATACGGCAAGCGTTCCGTCCAGAGTAATTGTTCCAGAAGAGGTGATTGGGCCTCCAGATGTCGTAAGACCCGTGGTGCCGCCAGAAACGTCCACCGATGTCACAGACCCCGATGTAACCGATCCCCACGCAAATGCAGAACCCGTCCAATACAGATAGGTGTTTGACAGCGTTGGAGAAGTCGCAAATGTGGTCGCGCCTGCGCCGGATTGGTACAAAAGCTGATTTGCGGCGCCTCCTGCCACATTGGTCGCCGTTGTCGCGTTGACGGCGTTGGTGGCGTTTCCTACGGTAATTCCGGCTGGGTCTGACCACTGCGGGGCAGAGCCGGTTGAGGTCATCACATAAGACGATGAGCCAATAGCCAATTTGCTCAAAGCAGAGCCAGTGGCGTAATACACCATGTCACCAGTGGTGTAGCTGGTCAGCCCAGTTCCCCCCAGGCTCGTCACCACAGGCGATGTTAGGCTAAATTGTGTCCCCGTGAGCGTCAAACCCGTACCGGCAGAATAAATCTGCGCTGAAGAAATCTGAACAAACGTGATGTTGGTCGTGCCGAATACGATGACGCCAGATGTGTTGCAGGTGTAGGTATCACCTGCGCCAATCGTGCCTTGCTGCACAAAAACAGTCGATCCTTCGCTCAAGCCGTTGGCGCTGTTGATGACATAAGTGTTCGCATCAGAAGAGCGGGTCAGCACCCAGTTGGTCGATACAGAGCCAACATTCGTTACCACATAGATGCCGTTCTGCGTCTGGTTGGCCTGCTGATAGATCAACACACGGTCATTGACCGCAACAGTCACACCATCAATCACCAATGCGGCTTGTGTACCCGCGTTGGTCAACGTGGCCCCAACACCAGCAACGCCGTTGTTGTAGGTCACCGTCAGAGCAATTGGCGACTCCACTCGCACAGGCTCGTGAAAGTGAATGCCAGAAGCCACCAAAGTATCAACATACTGCTTGGTTGCGGCATCAAGATTGGTGGTCGGGTCTTGCGTCAGCGTGATGGTCTGAATGCCCGCAAGCGTTGTTGCGGTGCCCCCCAGGCTGATTGCTGTCGTTCCAATAGTGACGGAATTGTTGGACAGCGCCCCGTTCGGGATGCTTGAAAAATTCGTACCCGTCAAGCTCGGTGATGTGCTGTAAGACGGAGTGGTGCCGCCAACCAAAACGCCAGAGCCAGCAGGAAGCAGCGCAGTGGCCGAGCCGCCAGTCTGATAAGGAATTGAGCCTGCCGCGCCACCGGCAATGTTGGTGGCAGTTGTGGCGCTTGTTGCTGTGCCCGCGCTAGTGGCTGTTGTAGCCGTTGCAGCGTTGCCGCTGATATCAATGCTCCAGGTGCCGCTTGCGCCCGTGCCATCGGCCTTTGGGGCGCCCACGGTGGCATAGTCAACAGTCAGAGCAGAAGCGCCGTTGAAGCTCGACCCTGGAGAACCTCCTCCGGAGGAATTGAACGTGACGCTGTTAGCCACCGATCCGGCCTGTCCGGTGGTGTTCTGATTGAGCGTAGGCACATCCGCGGCAACAATTGTGCGAAAGCTCGGAGTTCCGGTCGCCCCATCTGGCGATGCCAAGAAATGATTGGCCGTTTGAGTCGCCCAAGCTCCCGTCAGCGTTCCAGACGTAGTTACCGGAGAGTTGGTCACCACGAAATCTGAGGGCAGCGACAAACCAACAGACGTAACAGTGCCGCTGCCGGGGACGGTCGTCCATATAAATTGGGAGCCTGTCCAGCGCAAATAGGTGTCATTGACCGATGGCGCGTCAATAAAAGATGTGGCATCAGGCGCAGTCTGATACGCAATCTTGTTCAGTGCCCCGCCTTGCAAATTGACAGCAAGGGTAGGAACGCCTGTCAAGGTGATCGTTCCGCTTGATGTGATCGGCCCACCAGAAAACGATAGACCAGAAGATGTGCTTGCAAGGTCTACCGATGTGACGGTGCCATCGCCAATTCCAAAATTCGTCCATCCGGTGGTATAGCCCTCAAACCTTGTGGTCTGCGTGTTGTATCTAACTTGCCCAGCAAAAGGCAGAGCAGCGCGTTCTGCTGTCGTGCCTTTTGGCAACACAACACCTTGCACACCGGGAAGAATCGGGTTGCTGGCTAACCCAATGATCGGGTTCGAGGGGCCGCCAGGACTGGAGACAGTGATCTGATCGCTCGTGCCCTGCAAATCCACAGATGTCACGCTGCCTGCGGTCAAAGCCAGAAGGCCGCTTGAGCCGCCAAGGGTTTGCAAGTCCAAGACCCTGCCGCTCAAAGCAACCGTAGGATTTCCAGAAACACCGTTGCCATTGGTTATGGCGATGCCGCTAGAACCCGATAAAAGCGTCCTAGGGACAATATTCCCACTGACCTTATAGAGTAGGCCTCCCGCAGCGTTTTGAAGGCTCAGAGCCGTTCCTGTAAGCTCTACGCTCAACGTAGACAACGCCCCGCCATCGACCAGAGTGATGCCATTGTTGCCAGACAGCGCCCTGCTGTTGGGTAGGGTCGGCTCTTGATTGACCGTCAGAAATGTCTGACTCTGGCTTGGAGACGCAGAGACAGCGGATGTCGTTGTTCTGACAGTGATGCCTTGCTGAACAATGGGAACGAGTTCAGTGCCATCCAACGGCTGTGCAGCAGGCAGTTGACTGATTGAAATGTTTGGCATTACTGAGGCTCCGGGGTTATCTCAAGCCCGTCCAGATTACCATTGTTCTGTGGGGTTTGAGTGTTGCCCTCAGTGGAGACGACAAACCCTCCGTAGGCACCACCAGTTCCAAGAATATCGTTCGGATTGGTTGCAACGCTCACATCAGGACGAGGGAATCGAAGGTTGATCCGCTCCGTCTTCCTAGCTGGCAAGCGATAAGGATCAAGCTCATCGCGGCAGTTTTCCTGACATACCATCAGGCCAGGGAAGTTTCTGTCAGGCCCGAGCGTTGCATGGGGGCGCTTCATCTTGCACCGATCACATACGGCAATCGCTATGTCAGAGTAGCCGAGGGTGTCGAGGAAACGCGGCATGACTTACCTCGTATAGACGCTGATATTCGGGGCAAAATAGATTGGCGATTTGTCGCGCTCTTCCTGTTCTGCTCGGTTCAGATGCTTTTCAGCTTGGCCCTCAAGGTACTGAATCCTGGCGGTATCAACCCCAGGAAGCTCCAGAGCCATCTTGTGCGACAGCATATTGAGGATGGCTTCATACCATCTCTGAGGGATTTCAATCTCGTCGGTCAGATCGCCAACATCCATGATCTGGCGCGAGTACCACACCGTCATCTGGATGAACGGATCGCTCGGTGTCGGCCACAGATAGATCGTTGCCTGGGGGATCGTGCGGTCAAACCAGAATTGATACGGCTGATTCGCTGTGAAGTTCTTGTTGGGCAGATTCGTGTAATCGTCACGGTTCAGGCGCGACATCTGGATTTCACGGCTCATGTTGCCCACATAAAACTCGCGCACCACCAGCGTATTGCCCCCGGTTTCCCTCATCCGGTAGTATTGAATGGTTGCGCCAGGGTCAATGTCGTACCAGAGCCATTCATTGTTGACCCAGGTCGTCACTCCGGTGTCTTCCAGCACCGTCCAGTTGGTTCCATCGGTGCTGACTTCGAGCAAGATGTGAAATTGACCCGACACGCCAGGAAGAATGCCGATTGAACCGGCATAAACATCGTTGTTTTGACCAAAATTGATGCCAATGTTGCCGTTCGGGGCAGTTTGGGTCACCATCGTGTCCACATTGTTGTCAAATGCGTTGACCGTGACACCAGAAGACGAAAAATACCCGCCATCAGAGTTTGGTGTGGGCCTTTGCATCTGCCGATACAGCACATTGAGGGTATCAACTCCCCCAAGCGGCAGCAAATACTGGTATTGATCTGGTTTCAGACCATAAACCTTCTTCTCGATGGCCCAATATTGAATGCCGATGTTAATCAGGTCGCTCAGAAGGAAGAAAAGCGACTCCTTGGCACTCAAAACCTGCTCAGAAGTGAGTTCCTCGGCAAGTTTCCCCGCCCGACGCGCCCCATGATCAATGAATTTTTGAACATTGAGTACAGTTGTTCCGACGGTTCCCGAGTAGGCCATATCAGCACTTCCATCTGTTTAAAGCCGCCGCCTTGCGTGTTGGCTTGCCCTTTTCGTCTTTCATCGGCCCAGGCATACCCGACATCCTGGCGCAAAATGAATCCTTGCGTGCGCCGCCTTGAGGCTGCGGTGCCTTCAAGTTGCTGCCCGTTGCCGCATTGTATTTCGCCCGGCCCTTGGCTGTAAGCCCAGCGCCCTTCTCAACAGGCAACTTTTCACCGCGACCGACAGCAAGAGACACCCCGCCGCTCTTCATTTTTTTCTCAGAAAACATCTTCTCAACCATGCCCAGCCGTTGAGGCTTAGTCGTGACATCGTTGACGATTTTCAATCGCTCAGATTTGCTTTTGGATGGCTCATAAAAACCAGCTTTTTTCAAGGATTGAGCTACGCCGCCATCTTTCATTTTTTTGTCGGCCTTGACAAATTCTTTGCCGACCTTTTGTGGCACACCACCAAAGCCGCCCTTAGTGTGGGCAGCCGCTTGCATCAAACGATGTTGGGCTAGTGATTTGCTTGGCATGATCAGTCCGGGTTCTTGATGTAGATTCCTTCAAACTCAGCAGATACGTTTGAAGCTCCGGCTGAAGCAACTGCCCTAATTTCAATGTCTGTTTTTTCAGAAAAGAAAATAGGTGTGTGAAAATCAATCACAAAATCTCCGTTACCGGCAGTTCGCACAGAACTTTGTATTCTAAACACACCATCAAGTGGGCGTTCAATCAACTGAAAGTTTGTCGATGCGTTTGCGGTTGAGTTTGCAGATGAGTAGTAAATTCCAGTCAAATAGAAGGTATAACCGGCTGGCACTGTCCAAAACGCCATCTGCGTTTGATTTGCGGTAAGTGTAATCATGCCGTAAATGTTTTCAGGCACACCAGAAGTAACAGTGCCAGTACCAGCGTAAATAGTACCTGCGGCAGTTGCGCCAGAACCAGCAGTAACAACATACATGCGAAAAATTCGCAGAAAGCTGTTAGTTGTGTTAACTTCAGTTTCACCGTTCAAGGCCACCGTTTCGTTGATTTTGTTGTAGTTGGCATCAAGACCAAAAATTGCAATAGTTCTTGCGCCAGTTCCATCAGCCGCGTCATCCGCGCTGGAACTAGAAATTTTCATAACAGTTGCGGCAGCAGGATACGCATATGTCCCACCTTGCGCCCAAACTGTTTCGATAGACGTGCCGACATTACCGTTAATGCCGAATTTAAACAAGGCATTGTGACCATCAACTTGCCCACGGGCCACCTGCAACTCAAACGGCTCATACGCGCCCTGACGGGTCGCGGAAGAATATGTTCCCATTTTTCAATCCTCAAGGAAAGCGGGGGCCGAAGCCCCCACCTTGTTTCAGCATGACGCTAAACCACCGCGTTTCTTGGGAGTCACAGTTACAGACTTTTGAGTCTCGGTGACCGACCCTTTAGGGGTCTCATCTTTGATGCCAAGCATACTCTTGGCTCCGCGGAAAAGCCGACGAGGGATGGATCGAATAGCTTTCGCCATATCCATTTCTCCCTCAGACGGGCCGATGCTCTTGTCATACGCACCTTTTGACAGGTCTTCAACAACCGCACCGCCATCAGCCTTCTTCACGCTGCCACCTTTTTTGAAGGTGCCAGACAGTTGATTAATGCTGACAGGAGCCGATGGCTTTTTACGGCCTTGGGGCATCGCTACGGGCTTGCCTGTATCAACAAGCCCCCCCGTAGCGTAGGCTTTTTTTGCGGAGCCACCTTTCTTGTAGCCGCCAGCATTGCCTTTGCGAACTTCACCCGTAGTGGTGTTGGTAACACCGGGAGGAGTCGAAGAGACGTTGCCTTCAACGCCGCCACCCTTGGCAAACTTTTTGACGCCGCCACCCTTTTTGTAGCCACCGTCGTTGCCCATACGGACTTCGCCAGTTTTCTTAGGGGTGTGATGCTCGCCCTCTGCGGTATGCATCAGGGTGTCACGGTACTTGCCGCCTTGGCTCTCGGTGTTGATGATGCCGCTTTTTGGAACGCCAGCCATCTTCACCATGCCGCCCTTCTTGTAGCCGCCCTGACCCATCACCACGCCACCAGTAGCGCAAGCCATACCGCCAGTTTTCAGGCCTTTGTGGGCCTTCGATGCAGGTTTCCCGGCGTGTTTTTTCAACGCCTCCATTGCATCGGCTTTGCCGCCTTTTTTCATCGTCGGCATGGGCGATGCGGGAGCGGGAACTCCACCCTGCATAGCGCCGGGCATAGCACCGGGCATAGCAGGACGCATAGCGCGACGACGAGCAGCCAGAGGCGGGCGCATGGGAGCCTTGGTAGGCATCATGCCGCCACGAGCAGGCATACCGGCAGGCATAGCTGCACTGGGCAGGCCGCCCATCTGCATCTTCTTCTCAACCTTGCCGCCATTTTTGAGTTTTAGCTCAACAGAAGGCTCAGTGGTCATCATTTTGACCATTGGTTTGAACTCAGCCATGGCCTAGCTCCTTAGGACGGGTTAACAGCAATACCACCAGCCGAAGCAGACGGAGCGGACATGTCCACATAAATCTGACCCAATGAGCTTGCATCGCTACCAAACTCGGTGATTCCAACCATCGCAGAGTTTTGAATCATCAGGAGACCGCCAGCAGAAGCTGCCAAGGTCGCAAGAGCATTCAAAGTCGTAGAGGTGGAAGCAACGTTGTTGATAAACGAGCAGCCCTTGAACAAAGCCCAGCGATCCATCCCAGCCGCAGCACCAACCTTGACGCCCAGAGGGGTCGCAGCAGACGCTTGGAAGGGGAAGATGCAGTCTTGGAACGTGTTACGAGCCGTGCCGCTAGCAAACTCAACCGTTGCATTCGCTGCGCTACGGGCAACAGTGTCGCCACCCAGAGTGCAGCTAATGAAGGTGTGTTCACCGCCACCGTTCAACTTCAACGTACGAGCATTGGCACCAGCAGCAGAAGCCGCATCAGCCATACCGTAGATGTTGACGTTGGAGTAGCAGTTACGATTGCCCGAGTCTGTCCAAGCAATCATGCTGGCAGAACCAGTTGAGAATCCGCAGAACACCGAGATGTTTGCGAAGTAGCAACCATTTGCCGTCACGTTGATGAACGCATCGCTATTGAAGGTCGTAGCCGTATAGGTTCCCGAGGGGGGAGCAATACGAGCACGTTGTCCAACAGCGGTAGGGGCGCACACACCAATAAGGTGAGTAGCGTCTTTGTTCCAGTTCAGCGTACCAGTGGTAGCAGAAGACGTGATCTCTTGGGCCAGAGCAGTCGACAGACGGGCAGAACCCGCTGCGGTGCCGTCACCGATCAGAACCACAACGTCATTGTTACCAGCCGTACACTTAGCAAGAGCGCCATAGAGAGTTTTCAAAGGAAGTTCAACGCTGCCCTCGTTACCATCAGCGCCATTCTCTGGGTCTACGAAGTAGTAGTTTCCAGTGAAAGGCAGACCGCCGATGGTGCCGAGAACGGGGACGCCAAAACTTGTGATCCCGTTGGGGAAGTTCGTCAAGGACATAATAGTCTCCCGTTCTCAGTGGCTTAAACGCCGGGGGTGCCGTACATGGCACGAGGATCGGTGAAGCCGACATCGTAACGCTCGGTGGCCTTGTAGCGCATCGAGTCAGTTTCAAAGTCGCCTTCCATCGTCTTCTCAAGACCACGGCGCATCATCAGCTTCATGCCTTCAGGTGCGTCAGTCTGAACCCACCATGCGGTGGGCGAGGTCAGACGAGAGATCACAGCAGCGCCTTCGTCCAGCAGGCCAATCGACTTCACAGGGTTAATGTCGTTGTTGGCGTTGCCAGAACGCAGCACGGATTTCAGCAGAACCTCGGCCTGGAAGACGTTGCCAGGAGCCACCACCAGTTGGCGGGGAACCAGACGAATCTTCTTGCCGTTGTTGTCCACAGCTTGACGAATCTGAATCAGCATCTGCTCCAAGGAGGTCTGCGACAGGTTCGCGGCAGTGGTCAGCAGGTTGCTGAAGGTGCCATTGACGATGGGGTGGCTAGAAGAGTTCAAAGCAACACCGTCGCCGCCAGCAAAAGCACCGCCAGTGAAGGCGTTGTTCAGCACGTTGGCGCACAGGGTTTCCTTGGTCTCAATCAGCGACTGAGCCAGATGCTTTGCATACACCTGACCGATGCGGATGTGATCGCCGTCCTCAACCAGCACTTTGGTCAGCGCGAACGCCAGACCATAGACGCTGTACACATAACGCTTGAGGAACAGCACACCGCCCTGCTGATAGGTCACCGGAGTGCCATCAGGCAGTTGGGGAGCCGCGCCAAAACCGTACAGGACAGGTTCTTCGTGGTAGTTGCGGGGAATGCCTTCTTGTTGACGGAACACGCGGCTCCATTCGTCGGCACGTTGGTCATAGACTCCGTCGAAGCACTCGTTGAGGATAGGCTCAACAATACTCCGAAAGTCCGTACTACGCATTGGGGATGCCATTTGTCAGCCCTCCTTAGATTGCGCCGCGGTCAGCGACATATTGATGTTCGGAGATTTGCACCTGAACAACAGTGAAAGCATCACCCCAAGCATTGCCGGGGAACGGAGCGAGGTTCACAACACGCATTTGCTTGCTGTTGCCAGCGCCAGCGGCAGAGGTGCCGAGCGTGCATTGGCTAAGGCCAGTGGTGGTGGAACCAGCGGTTTCGTTGGTAATGTCGAATTGCTCACCAATGGCCGCTTGGGTAAGCGAACCAGCAGCTTGCATTTCATACACGACCAGCGGGTCATCCCACACATACGCAATGCACGAACCGGTCTGGTATGCGGTGCTCGCAGGCCAGTAGTTCGACACGCGACGACGACCAGTGGTGTCAGTCCACTCAACGCCATCAAAGCCGCCGAGGAACGCATCACCCGTAGCAGCAGGCTCAATATTGCCAGCGGTTACCAGTTTGACCGGCTGGCCCTTCAAAATTGACGAGCTGTAGCCCGACACAATACCGTCCACATATGCGCGAGCGCGATCCAGACCAGAGGGATGGAACGCAGGACGCATACCGAACGGAGCAGAGGTTGCACTCATATTTACTCCTTGTTAGCCCTCGAATACGGGGGCAGTGTTTGGTTGCTGTTTGTCGATCCGACCAAAACCTTCACCCTCAACTTGCAAGAGTCTGCGGTTTGCACTGTCGCGGGCCTGACCTTGCAGACTTTCCAGTTGCACCTCAATTTTCTGCGCCTCCTCATGGGGGGCAGTGTGGTGCATCTGTGTCATAACTGCTTGATAAATGTCCATCGGCAGCTTGAAAAGCAGCATCTCATTGCAAGAGATAAAACCAGTATTTTCGCCAGACTTGACACGGAAACTATCGAACCCAGGCAACTCATCTGCTTTCACAGGGACGTACCCGAGACGCATTCTCTTGTCGATGCTGTCGTAAGTATTGGTGGTGGAGAGCCAGCACAAATGCCATCCAGGGATTGCATTGGCCGACAGTTTCGGCAGGGCCGATTGCGTCCACTCATCGCTCCACGCCTTGAGGCGTTCCTGCGCTGACATGAACTGTTCTTCTGCGGGGCGACGGCTCTGGTCTTGTGAAGACCGATCCTCGCGGCCACCAGCAGAAAGGGATTTTTTCAGACGAGATTCAGTCATTCTTAGCTCCTATAACCGGAATTTTGTGAACGCGCTTGCTCTGCATAACGCTTGATCATACGATTGCGAGACTGTGGGTTATCCCACATTCCTGCATCTTTGATGGCACGAACCTGCTCCGCGGAAAGCGTGAACGAATTCCGCATTCCACTTGCTGTCGTACCTTCGCGTCCAGAGCTTGTCACAATACTCCTCGGCCTTCGAGACGAACGAACATCCTCGTCATAGTTATCAGTGTAACGGTGCGGCAGGCGTTTTTGCAAGCGTTTGTCCAATTCTTGCCAATATTCGTTGCTTGTAGGATTCCAGCCTTCTTGAACCAGCTTTTGGTCAATGACTTTGGCGATTTCGGAATCCTCATCACCGCCTTCTGGATTAAACCAGTCGTTTTTCTCCATCCAGCGATTGGCATGGCGCTGCAATTCTGCGCTGTTGGCCGGGCTTTGGACATTTGCCGAACGAACCGCGTTTTCCTTTAACGCCTTGATTGATTCAACCTCTCGCCGGGTTTCGTACCACATCTCCTGCGCTTTGGCGAAAGCCTCGCCGTCACCAGCAGACGTAGCCTCAGACATCTTCATGCGGGCATATTGCAGACGCAGTTCCTTGTCCTCAATAGCCTTGTCGATACGGGCCAAATCGGCAGAATGGGTTTTGCGCTCCACATTGGACAGGCGCTCCATCAATTCCTGATTTTGCCGCTGGAGCATCACAAGACGCTGATCTTTTTCCTCATTCGTCTTCTTGATGTACTCCTTCTTGGCCTTGCGCCGGTTCCTGCGAGCAGCGCGAATGGCCTCGGTGTCATCGTCTCGGTCTTGGTCGTCTTCGTCGGCAGCAGCACCGCCTTCAGCACGAGCCTCTTCCGTCCCATCATCCTGATCAGGGCTGGGAATGCTGTCAGGAAGGTCAACGGTTACGGAACCGTCCTGCTCCTCCTTGACCAAAATTTTCTCTTCCGCTTGTGTTTCTGTCGTCATTTTTTACCTCTTAAATGAAAGCAATCATTTCAAGCGGGTTGCTGGTGACCTTGGCAATCACTTCATGGTCATTGAGGATCATGAACAAGGCTTTTTCCTGGTTCTTACCCACTTCGACCTCCCATCGATCACCACCCCACTTGGGCACGCGGATGTAGTCACCAACGCTGCACCACGAGCCTTCCGGCCACGGGTTCATGGTTTCACGATGTCTGAAGGCAAGAGGCCCAATCTCAATGACTTTCGCCACCATGTTTTGCCACTTCTCGGTTTCCCGTGTTTCTTGCGGCAAATAAATTCCGCTATCTGTTTTTTCCTTTGTGCCGCGCAGTTGCACAAGAATGCGTCCACCAAGAGGTTTCGCGCCGGGGTCAACGCTCGGAAAAGCCCGAGCCAATTCAGCGGCCATCGCCACTTCCGGTTCATTCATCTTCATCTGGTTCTTTCAGAATGTTGTTGAGGATTTCAAGAGCTTGTTCCAGCCCTTGATGTTGACCAACCATCCGCTGATACGCCTCCCATGTAGACGCATTCCCATGCGCCAAGGAAAGAGCTATTTCGCTCTGTGAGGCTTTGATACCAGCAATGAGGTCTGCGATAGTTCCCATTTATTTCTTCTTGGCTTGTGACAGACCTCCTTGGGGTTTGGCGGGGGCTTTTTGCTGGCCGCCCTTAGCTTGCAGGGAAGTGCCATCAAGGTTCTCGCCAGCGGCGATACGCTTGTGCATAGGCACGGCTTCGTTGTGGTACGGGTTACTGGTAGCCATAATTTCCTCCTGACATTACAGTCTTCGTTTCATCAAGTCTCAGCCTCGCCGCATCGCGGTTGAGCCGAGCCGCTTCGATGCGCTCGCGGGTCTCGTTGTCGCCCTCGGCAATAGCCAAGCGCAGTTCCAACTCCTCCATCTTGATCGCAACTTCCTCGTCTTGCTTCTTCTTCTGAAGCTCGATGTCGGCCTGATCCCGTGCTGCACGGCGCTGAGTCTCGGCCATGCTGGTCTTCTCCAGCACCAAAGCCTCGGGCGTCATCTGCGGCTGCGGTTTGTACTTCTGCAACTCCTGCGTCATCGCCTGTGTGATCGGCAAGATATTCTTGAACACGCTCTCGCTGTCCAACTGCAAATGCTGCGATGCAGCAGCAAATAGCTTGTCGATCTGCGGCGTCACTGAAGGATCGTCGTAATCTGTGATCCTGCCCTTGGCCGCGGAATTGACGTATCCATTCATGCGGTTGAGATACCACAGCGTCAAGTGCTGCTTGATATGCTCAATGGCATTGGGAATGAATGCAGGGGCGATCAAGGGATTGGCGCCGAACACCGGGTTCTTGGCAAAGTCCAGATGGCTTTGCAGGTGCGCCAGATGGTCTTGCTCGATGTAAGCGTAGGCCGCCTGCCCGATAGCCATCGCCACGTTCTCATTGGCCGCATCGCGCTTCTCAGGATCGGGCACGCCCTTCATCAACTCGTTGATCTCCGGCACCTTGATCTGCTTGAGGAACCGCTCAATCACTGCTTTGCGGTCAAACAGTTCGGCGTTCTCCTTCATCAACTGCATGACGGCTTGCATCTGAGCCATACGCTGCGTCTCAGAAAAGATCGCCGGGTCAGAGACAGGAATAACGTCAGTGTTGCGCTTGAAGTCTTCTTTTCGGATATCTAGATCAGCAACAACTTCTCCCTTGCGCTGCTCATCCAGATACCAACGATTGATGCGGCCAAGAATCTTGAGGATTCGGCCCTGTGCATCATGCAGCCTGGAGTGAATGGCCGCAAACACCGCGGCACCCTGCTCGATAAGCGCCTGGGTGGTGCCGACAGGTGCGTTAGAGGTGATGTCGGCAATCTTTTCTTCTGCCGTAGTGACCACGCCCTTGGCCGCCTGATCCAAAAAGCCCATCAGTTGGAACAAAACCGGAGACGGCGGGTTGAACGGCATCGGCATGGCGATCTTGCGGATGTCATCAACGCCCGGAGCGCCTTCAATCTCGGCAACCTGGGTGACTTCAACCTGCTGGCTCTGGCCGCTGATCTTGGCGCCTTTGAGCTTGAGCATCGTGGCGGCATTGTTGATGTGTGCCGAGTCCAAAAGAGCGCGTAGAGAGCCTGTCAGAGCCGCTGCAATCCCTCCAATGAGGTGCGGCAGGCCCACAGCATAGGCGCCACGCCACGGGATGAACTTGAACTCGACAATCCAGTCGAGCTTGGTCATCGTATCGTCGCCCTCTTCCCAGTTCCGATACAACCCCAGCACCTTATGCTCAAGGTTGTCGATCATCATGATGTAGGGAGCCATCTTGCCTTCAGAGCGTTTGTCGCCCTCAAGCTCCAACCATGTGTAGATATGGTAGACAGTGCGGCTGCCGTCAATATTTTCGCTGTCGTCCTTGCGCCCTTCGATCTTGTCATTGGCTTTTTCTGCCTTGGTTTCCTCCGGCTCCATTGAAGCGCGAGAAAAATTGCTGTCGATGTAGAGGCCACGCTGAATTCGGCGGTCAAACTCCCACTGCGTAATGTCCTGGCGCTCAGTTACACGCTGCGAGGTGTAGAAATTAGCCGCGGAGAACGGCAAGATGATGTTGTCGATGGGCACAAACTCAGCACAAGGACGCTTTTTGTCCTCGTCGTACCAGAGCTTCATGAACTGCGAGCCGCCCAGTGGAAGCTGAGTCAGCATCTGCTCCTGCTCGTCGCGGAATTCCTCGATCTGCTCGGTCAACTGCCAGTTCATGTAGTCGCGTTTGCGCTGTGCGACCTCCAGCTTTTCCTTCTCAACGTCTCCAAGAATCTTCGTGCGGGTCGGGCCGTTGGGCGGGAACAGTTCCTTGATCGCCCGAGAGGCGAAATCAACGCAAGCCTCGGCCATCACAGGGTGGACAACACGGCTGGCGCCTTGGAACTGAGCGCCACCAGGGGCATCGTTGCCCATGCCAGTGCGCTTGATGCCCTCTTCATACTGCTTGTCACGCAGCGAGCGGGCTTCCTTGTCCTTGTCGATGTAGTTGATGTACTGCATGGCGATGGTGTCGAGGTCGAGCGGATCGATCTCGTCACTTTCTGCCAAGTTCTCGTAGAAGTCTTCGTCTTCAGATGGGCCGCGAACCTTGTCAGGCAACATCACAACAGCAGAGCCGTCAGGCAACTCCTGAATCTCAGAGTCGTCAAGCTCAAGCTCAACCTCAACCGATCCATCCTCGTTCTCAGTCATGCCCTCTGGCATATCTTCTTCCATCTCCTCGTCGTCTTGAACATTTTGAGGATCAATCGGAAATTGTGTAGCCATAGTTAAGCCTTAGCCTTTCGTTTGTTCTTCACCTTGATCAAGCCGCCAATTGCTTCATTGATTTCTGGCTTGCTTATGTCGTATGTGCCCCGGTTGCCGATGGCAGATTTGATCTTGCGGGGATCAAGCACATTGATCTCACCGTCCTCAATCGCATGGATCGCATCGTAGCCAGCCTTCTTGACAAGCTCAATGACCTCATCATCTGTCAACTTGCCACTAGGATCAAACCGATTGAACAGTTCGCTTCCAGACCGATTGACGCGGGTAATTTCAAATGGGTTCTTTATTTGAGCGTAAACAGGCAAGACGTTGGGCTGGTTGGTGCTGCGCCTGAGATTGACAACATTCCCATATTCAGATGCCACCTTGGGATTCTTCGTCAAATATGTCCCCGGCCCCATAGCTCCGATGACAGATGGCTTGAACTCAGAGATGTCTGCGCCAGTGCCGTGATACAGCCGCTCCTTGACCTTGCTTCCCTCAAGCATCTTGTCAAGGTTGGCCTTGCGCTCTTCTGCCGGTAGGGTTTTCTGCGTTCCTTTGACACCCTTAAGAAATTTGGCAAGACCCCCGGCCTGCATATTGACCGCGCCACCCTTCTTTTTGCCGGTGTATTCCTTCATCAACTCCTCGTACATCTTCATCTCGTCAATGTGCTGGGGGTCAACCATCTGGCGCGGCGTTGCTGTCTGATAGACGCGGGTGGCATCTCGCGGGCGGTAGTTTTTCTTGATGAACTCGGCCACATCAGGGAACTCAAGCTCGGCAGGCACGGGGTATCTGGTGCGGCTGATATCTGATCCCGGCACCTTGGGGATGACATGGCTGTACGTTGGGTGAGCCGACAGCATCAGGTCGGCAGGATTAACGCTGGGATCAAGGCGCATCTGAGATAGGCCCGATGTCAGCACCTCAGTGTTGCGAAGCTCAGGCTCGGTGATGGCGTGAAGGATCACTCGACCATCAGGCAGCCCCAATTTGCTTGTGTAATTGGGCAGTTGCATCATGGCGTTGAAGTGCTTGCGAAGCTCTGGATCAAACGCAAAGTGCAGATATGCCGATTCCTTGTCCTCAATGCCAGGAAACCCTGGACGGGGGCCAGACTTCTCACTGCCCTCTCTGATCAACTTGTTGAACTGCTCAACCTGTTGCTTGCTCATCTTCTTAGGATCAATAGCCCGCAGATTGGCGTCAGCAAAGTGCATGGCAAAGTTGCTGCCCTGCGGCCCCATCGCCAAGAACTGCCCCAGCACGGGCGCCTCTTTGTTCGCCTGCGACAACTCCTGCACCCGCTTTTGGAACGTGGCAGCCACCGGGTTGTTCGATGCCCAGGCGCCCTCCCCGCCAAGTGCATACAGAGGCCCGCCATGCTGCGGAGATGGCAGATCAAGCTCATACGGGCCAGCACGGTACAGAGTCTTGTCTGCAATCGTTGTGTCGCCAGAGACACCGATTTTGAGCATCCCTAACTGCTTTTCGATGTCGGCCACTTGTTGCGGCAGCAAGGCCTTGCCTGGAGTCGGACGGATGTCATGGGTCAGCCCCCGCTCCATCTCGAATTGAACGCGAGACTTGCCAGCAGGGTTGATGGACTTCTTTGGATCGGGCCGAACGAATTCGCCGGTCATCTGCTCGGCCATGCGCTGTGCAGTGGGTCGAATCTCTTCCCTGGTTTTGGCGGGCGCTCGTGGCAACTCAAGGGGCAGAGATGGCTCGGCTTTGGGGGCTGGTTTTGCCTTATTGCCAAGCCTAAGCAAGCCACCAACTTGCAGCTTTCTGTCCATGACATCCATCATCTGGGCATCGGGGTTGTCAGAGATGGAGACAGAGCCGCCTTCCTTCTTGCGCTCAAGGATGGTCAGCGCATCCTCTTCGCCAGGGAACACAACAAAGTTCCGGGTGCCTGTTGGCTCTGCGGTTGCACCCATTTGTTCAAGCACATCGTCGTTCGGCTTGAAGTCATAAATCTTTTGCTCACCATTTTTCATGGTGATTTTCCACTTGCCTTTTCCGGTTGCGCCTCGGCTTTGTTCGTCAAGGTATCTGATGCCTGGGATGCCAGCGTCACGAAGATGTTTTGACACCATTCCTGGCTCAAATGCCTTGTTCATCTCCTCAAGAAGCCTGCCGCCAGTCAATCGCTCTGGCACATAGTCCAGTTCGTTTTCTTTGATTGCGCTTTTGACAAAATCCGATTGCTCACTCAGGGGCTTGTCCCAGTCCAGCATCCGGGCGATCTTCTCGTCGGGGAGGTCTACGGTGTA